GTTGTAGGAATATTTTACACTATTGACAAAATAATTTATTTTAGAAAAAATAGAAAATGAGTAAAGATAATTATAGAGATACAACTTTAATTAATAAGTACAAAGATTTAATTAGAAGACCTAGCTCAAGCTTGCCATTAGTAAGTGTTGCAACAGAAGAGAAAAGAACTAGAGCAGAATTATTAGATATATTAGAAGATTTATTTGATTCTGAAAATGACTTAGGAGATGGAGTTATAGAGGAGCAATTACCAATAGATACAGAAAGCTTTAGGGCATTAATGCACATTCTTATTAAAAGTGCTTCTAATACTTCAGATGATAGTATAGGATTAACTACTGCTCAAGAAACTGCTATTTCTAATAATACAAATAAAGTAACTCAAGGATTATCTACTGCAAATCATACGTTAGGCTTTAGCGTTGTTAATTCAAGAGGTGCTTATTCATTAGTTTTTACTGTTGTTGATAGTTCAGGAAGGACTCCAGTAACAAAGACTGCAACATTAGCTTTACGATAATATGAAATATTTTAAGATAGAAGAGTTTAGTTGTGATGGTGCAATCTGTTACGATAAAATGAGTCCAAAGCTTTTAAAGATGTTGGACCAAGCAAGAGAAAAAGCTAATACTCCATTTAAAATTACAAGCTCCTGGAGGAGTCAAGAGAAAAATAACTCTTTAAAAAATAGCTCAAAAAATAGTAGTCATTTAAAAGGTATGGCGGTAGATATAGCTTGTAATAGTGGACTAGAAAGATTAAAAATATTTTCTGCTTTAATTACTACTGGTTTTACTAGAATAGGAATAAGCGATACATTTATACACGCTGACATAGACGATACTAAAAGCGATTCGATATGGACTTATTAAGCGGTTTATTTAGTGGGTTGTTTAAGTCTGCTGAAGGGATATTAGATACTACTATTACCAACAAAGAAGAACTCCAGCAAGTAAAAAACGAGCTTGAGAAGATAGTAAACGAAGCAGAAAAAAACGCCTCTAATCAAGTTACTGATAGATGGAAGTCCGATAATTTAAGCGATAATAAATTAAGCAAGAATATACGTCCAATGTCTTTAATATTTGTAACTGTTGTATTCGTAATTATATCATTTATGGATGGCAATGTAGGAGAGTTTAAATTAAACGAGTCATATATTCCAGTTTATCAGACTCTATTACTTTCTATTTATGGAGCTTACTTTGTAGGAAGAACGATAACTAAAATCAAAAAATGAGAAAACGATATAGATTAAAAGAGGATGAATGGAAATTAATAGACGAATATAGAGTAGACAAAGAGGCAAAGAATCTACTAGCTGATGAATGTAACGAGGTTGGAATAGATGTAAATTCTGTTTCTCATTATTGGTATAAAAGTAAAAAGTTCTCAATTTTTGCAAAGCCAAACGAATATACAAGAGATGAATTTTTAAAGTCTATTGAAGATTTAATTTCTAATTACTCTCCTTCATATCCTCATATAGATTATCCAAAAAGAGAAGATGGTCATTTATTAATCATTAATCCAGCAGACGTTCATATTGGTAAATTTGCAGACTCTTTAGAAACTGGAGAGGATTATAATATAGAAATAGCTAAAGAACGAGTTAGAGAGGGTGTAAAGGGCATTCTAAGAAATGCTGAAGGTTTCCCAATAGAAAAGATATTATTTTGCATTGGTAACGACATACTGCACACAGATAATACAATGGGAAGCACAACTAGACTAACTCCTCAAGATACAGATGGCAAATGGTTTAGACACTTTACAGAAGCTTTAGAGCTTTATGTTGAAATAGTTGAGATGCTTATACAAATCGCTCCAGTTGATTGTGTACACTCTATGAGTAATCACGATTATATGAGTGGTTTTCATTTAGCTCACGCTCTTAAAAGCTGGTATAGAAATACAGATAGTGTTTATGTAGATGCTGATCCTAAACATAGAAAGTATTATAGTTGGAAAAATAGCTTAATAGGATTGACTCACGGAGACGGAGCTAAACTTAACAACCTCCCTTTATTAATGGCACAAGAAGAGCCTATAATGTGGGCAAATACTAAATACAGATATTGGTATTTACATCATTTGCACCATAAACAAAGATATAAATTTATGAGTAGCTTTGATAACATAGGAGTTACTGTTGAGTTCTTACGCTCTCCAAGTGGCTCTGATTCTTGGCATTATCAAAAAGGTTATACTGGTAGCATTAAAGCAGTAGAGGGCTTTATTCATAATAAATATGGACAGATTGCACATTTAACACATATTTTTTAATATATTTACTTTTTGATTCATCCAATCAATTTTGTGTTAGTTTTTCAGGGAGTCTATTTTAATTAATAGGCTCTTTTTTTGTCTTAAAACTAATAAATCTTAATTCTTTTTAACTTTTTTATATAATTATTTTAACCTAGTAAAGTTAATTTAATTACTTTTTTTTGTCTTTTTATTGTGAATAAGTTTGCACAATTAAAAAAAGCTTGTATATTTGTACCAACAATAACACTAAAAACAAACACAATGACAAATTCAAGCAAACTAATAAAAAAACTTAACAACTTAAAAGAAATATTTAACTTAGGTATGATAACAGAACAAGAGTATAAAATAAGATTTGCTAAATGGGAACAAGAATATAAAGAATTATTCAGATAATAACAATGGGGTGAGCAATCTCCCCTTTTTTTATAACTAACTAACACTAAATTAAGATGAGTACAAAAGATTTATTAATAATGCAATCAATAGCAGAGTTTAGAAAGTACAAAGAGCTAGAGCTTAACAAGTCTAAACAAGAAGAAGCTAGAAAAGACTCTAATATGGCTTACTATCATAAAGGTAAAGCAGATGGATTAGAGTTATTAATACAGAGATTATTATTTATAGAAAACTCTAAGTAATGGAAAGAGAAGAAACATCATTAGAATTAATCATAGGAGTTATATTAGTATTTTCTCCAATTATATTATTATTTATTTAAATTATTTAAAATGAAAAAATTAGTTAAATCACTAAAACAAGATGGCTCTTTCGAGTCGCAATGGGGAACGTTCTTTAAGCACATTATTGAGTTTGAGGATGGAATGATTGCAGAGTATTTAAGCAAGACAGAAACGCAAAACAAGTTTATTGTAGGCAAAGAAACAGAAGTAGAGCTTACTAGCAGAGAGTACAATGGAAAGACTATTAATAAGGTTAAACCAGTATCTCCAGACTTTAAACCATCCAACAACTATTCTAGCAATCAATCTAACAATAGCAATGTACAAGAGTTAATAGTTAAACAGAATGCTCTTACCAATGCGTGTAATATAGTTGGAGAGTCTGACATAGCTAAGATTCTTGAGATAGCAGACGCTTTTAAAGAATGGGTATTAAATGACGTTAAACCAACTAAAACTAAAAGCAATGACTTACCTTTTTAGTAAAACAAAAAGAAAAGCAGATTTAGACTTTCCTGGATCTTATTGTTTTAAAAGTGGTTTTCACAATGTAAGCTTGTTTTCACTAAGTAAAAAAGCTACTGAAATAATAGACAGAGAAACGCATTTAGAGGTTATTGTTGCTGATTGGTATTTAGAGCCTAAAGAAGATGAGACAATAAACAGAAAAGCTAAAGAATGCGAAAGATTACAAGAGTTATATTATTTATCTAAAAAAATAGAAGATGAAACTAAATAAAGAAAAGGTTGATGAGATACTAAAAAAGTCTCATATAGTAATTAACGAAGCTACTGGAATAGATATAAGCAAAACGCAAAAAGCAGCAGCTAAAAGAGAGTCTAGAAAGATTTTAAGAGAATTAAAAGAAATTGATTTAGAAGTTTATAACATTGTTAAAGAAGAGTTTGATGGATAGATTTGAACAAATAAAAAAAACCGCTTGCTTTGTTACTAATATATCATTAGAGGAATTAGAGAGCAAAAGTAGAAAGAGATATGTAGTAGATGCTAGAAGGATGGTTTTTAGTATAGCTAAAGATTATTTAGAAATGAAAATATCACATATAGCAGTTAGAGTTAATATGAATCACGCTTCTATTATACATCACTTAAAACAACATAATGATTTAATGATTTCTGATATTTATTATAAAGATAGATTTGATAAATTATTAGATTTGTATAAGTTAAATATAAGTTATGTTAATAAGGATGAATTAATAGAAACAATTAAAGAACTAAAAGCAGAGAATTTAAGAATAGAAACCGAACTAATACAGAAAAACAATGACTAAAAAACTAACACAAAAAGAGCAAGTATTGAATCATCTAAAAACATACGGATCACTTACTAGCTGGGATGCTATTATGGAATATGGAATAACAAGATTAAGCCATCACATTTACTGTTTAAGAAATGAGGGGTTTATAATTCCAGATGAAAGAGTCCAGGTAGAAACTAGACTAGGAAGAAAAACAATAATATCTAAATACAGTTTAAGAGATGCAGTATAAAGAGTTTTTAGAAAGTAAAAAACATTTATTAGGTAATTATGGTTTTAAATCTAATTACATTCCAGATATGGCTTTTGACTTTCAAAAGGAAATAATAAATAGAGCTTGTTTAAAGGGTAGAATGGCAGTATTTGCCGATACTGGATTAGGTAAAACTTTAATACAATTATCTTTAGCTCAAAATGTTGTTAATCATACTAATAAAAAAGTATTAATATTAACTCCTTTAGCAGTAGCTTTTCAATTTATTTTAGAAGCTGAAAAAATGGGAATAGATAATATAGAATACTCTAAAGATGGATCTCATACAAAAAAAATAGTTATTTGTAATTATGAAAGACTACACTATTTTAATAGTTTAGATTTTGTAGGAGTAGTTTTAGATGAGAGCAGTATATTAAAAAACTTTGACGGTAAAATTAAGAATCAAATTACATCATTTATAAAAAAATTACCTTATAGATTTTTATCTACTGCTACTCCATCTCCTAACGATTTTATAGAATTAGGTACAAGTTCAGAGGCTTTAGGATATTTAGGATATACAGATATGTTAGGTAAGTTTTTTAAAAATAATAACAATAGCATAGATCCTAAACACGCTGGAGAAAAATGGTATTTAAAACCTCATGCAGAAAAGGATTTTTTTACTTGGGTTAATCAATGGGCATTAATGATAAAAATGCCTAGCGATATTGGTTTTAGTGATGATAAATATATTTTACCTAAATTAAATGTAAATACTCACGTAGTTAAAAATAATAGTTTATTAGAGTTTAATGGACAGATAGAAATGTTTAATAGGCCAGCTAAAGGCTTTAATGAAGTTAGACAAGAAGTAAAACAAACTATAAAAGAAAGATGTATTAAAGCAGTTGAATTAGCTAAGGGTAAGACTTCTGTTTATTGGTGTAATAGAAATGAAGAAAGTAAAATCTTAAAAGAGTTAGATCCTGAAGCTATTGAGATTATTGGTAGTCAATCAATGGAAAAAAAAGAAGAAATATTATTAGACTTTGCAAATGGTAAAATAAAAAGAATTATAACAAAGGCTAAGATGACTGGAATGGGTTTAAATTGGCAACATTGTAATCATTCTGTATTTTTTCCTACTTATTCTTACGAACAATATTACCAATCAATTAGAAGATTTTGGAGATTTGGACAAAAGAATGAAGTTAATATTGATATAGTTATTTCTGATGGACAAACTAGCGTATTAGAATCATTAAAAAAGAAAACGAAAAAAGCAATAGAATTACATACAAACTTAACTAATAATGTAAATAATACTTTTGAAATAAAAGTAAAAGAATTTAATCAAGAAATAATTAAACCAAAATTTTTATAAAATGACAAAAGAACAAACACACGAAAAAAACTATTCTATTTATAATAGTGATTGCATGGAAGTAATAACAACTATGCCAGATGAAAGTATAGATTTATCAGTATATTCTCCTCCTTTTGCTGGATTATATAATTATTCAAGTAGCGAAAAGGATTTTAGTAATTGTGAAAGCAAGGAACAATTTTTAGAGCAATATGAGTATTTAATTAAAGAAATGGCTAGAGTAACTAAAAAAGGTCGTATTAATGCCGTTCATTGTACAGATGTTTTTGATAATACTTGTAGGTTATGGGACTTTCCGCATGAAATAATTAGATTGCATGAAAAATATGGATTTGAATATAGAAATCGTATTACAATATGGAAAGAGCCATTAAAGGTAAGGATGAGAACTATGGTCCAGTCTTTAATGCACAAATTTATAGTAGAAGATTCTACTAAATGTTTTACAGCTATGCCTGATTATGTATTAATTTTTACTAAAAAAGGAGAAAATGAAGTACCAGTAACACATAAAAAAGGTTTAGAGTATTATGCTGGAGAAATACCAGTATTACCTAATATTTTAAGAGCTTGGAATAATGCTAATGATTCAGATTTAAACTCTGCTCAATTATGGGATTATTTAAATAAAACTTTTAAAGGACATCAAGATCCAAAGACTAATAAATTAAGTCATTATATATGGCAAAGATACGCATCTAGTGTATGGGATGATATTAGAATTGATAATGTTTTACCTTTTAAACAAACTAAAGAAGAAGATGACGAAAAGCACGTACATCCATTACAATTAGATGTAATTGATAGAATAGTACAATTATACTCTAATCCTAACGAGGTTGTATTTACTCCATTTATGGGAGTAGGTAGTGAAGTTTATAGTCCAGTTTCTTTAGGTCGTAAAGCTATTGGAATTGAATTAAAAGATAGTTATTATAAGCAAGCTATTTTAAATGTTAAAGAAGCTGAAAAAAGATTTAAAGAAAAACTAGAACAAAAAGAAATATTTTAATATGAAGTTAATTAGAGTTAAAAAGGATCAAAACTTTACTACTATTAATAATGAGTTTATCTTCAATAATAATTTAAGCTTAAAAGCAAAGGGTTTATTATGTCATATTCTAGCTCTACCTAATGATTGGAAGCTTTATGTAGAAGAAGTAGAAAAATGGCATAAAGATGGAAAAAGAGCTATTTATTCAGCTTTTAAGGAACTTAAAGAAAATGGATATTTAGAAAGAGAACAAAATAGAAGTAATGGTAAAATAGTTGGATGGGATTATATTATTTATGAAAAACCATACACACAAAAGCTACATATACAAAACGTAGATGTAGAAAATGTAGATGTACAAAATCAACCACTACTAAATACTAATAATACTAAAGACTTAATTAAACTAAATACTAATAATAGTAAAACAGAGGGGATTAAATATCCATTTGAGTTAAATGTTGAAGCTTGGGAAAGCTGGAAAGAGTTTAGAAAAAAAGAATATAGAAAGTCTTATAAAGATTTAGGAGAAAAAGCAGCGATTAAAAAACTCCTTAAATTAACTCAATCTAAAGAAGAACAAGCTTTAATACTGGAGCAATCAATGGAGAACGGATGGATCGGAATATTTGCTCTTAAAAGCGAAAAAAAGAGAAAGATTAACGATTTAATGAATGAATATAATAAAGGATTAGAAATACTTAACAAACAATTCGATGACTAAACAAGATACAATAGATTTAAATTTATTAATAGCTACTTTTAGATGTTTTAACGAGCAGCTATACAATTTAAAAGGATCACACGCTGGAATAGTTAAAATGAAATTTAATAGACTTTTAAAGGTATCTAGCCAATATGAAAAGGAGATAGTTAAATGGACTGACGGAAGCGAAGAGCTGGAGCAAGTTTATGATGAATTAATGGATATAATAATAGAGGTAAAAAGACAGTCTAATGAATAAGGTAGTAAAAAAAATGTTTGAGCTTTCAGAAACAGATAAGTTTAGAAAGAACAAAAAGATTAAATGGGATATGTATTATTTATTTATGGGTTATCCATTCTCTAGAAATAGTGGAAACAAAAAGAAAAAAAATAATGATTAGAAAAGTAGGAGGTCAAAGAATAGAAGATATTAGAAAACAATATCCTGGTTATTATCAAAAGAAAGGAAACTGGAAAGAAAAACTAATAGCTAAAAGATTAAACACAATAGAAGTAAATAAAAAAGTTAATTTACAAATCTTTACTACTTCAGCTAATAGATTAGATGAAAACATTAATAAACTATTTAAATTATTATGAAAGATAAAACTAAACAAATTTGGTATTTATATAAGAACGATTTAAAACAATTAAAAAACGATTGTTATAATATGCTTCAAGAGTTATTTATTCAATTAGGACAGAAGCCAGAGTCTGAAATGGTAGTTATATTAACTAATACCTTTGTTGATGATTTAGCTACTAAATACGCTACAATGGAGTTAGAGATGGTTAAATATGCTTTAAACAAAGGATTAAGAGAAACTGATCCTCCAGTCTTTATTAATGTTCCAACTTGGAATAAGTTTATAAGAGATTTTAAAAGCTCGGAACAACTTAAACGACAAACAAATCAAATAGAAGAGTTTAGCATCTACAAGAAAAGACTGGAAACAATGGGAAAGCAGCTACAAAATAGAGAAGTTAAAAAGATAGGTAATGTCAACAATAAGTAAACTAAAGAAGAAGTTAGATAAGATATTTAGCGAGTACATTAGATTAAGAGATTCTGATTATAAAGGAAATTGTAAATGTATCTCTTGTGGTAAAGAAGCTCCAGCTTTTGGAGGATCAATTCACGCTGGGCATCTATTTAGTAGAAGATATTTATCTATACGATTTGATGAGAAGAATGTAAACGCTCAATGTGCTTACTGCAATACCTTTTTAAATGGCAATCAAATAAAAGCAGCTAGAGGAGTAGAGAATAAATGGGGAGAGGGTACAGTAGATGAGTTAGAGTCTAGAATGCACATAACAACAAAATTAAATAGAGTAGATTATGAGGAAGCAATCGAAATATACAAGCAAAAGATTAGAGAACTTAATTAACAATACAATCTTAATAAGTCTAATAGAGCAAGGTTTAGAGATTGAATTTATTTTATATATTAGCGAACAATGAAGAAATCAGTAATAATAGAAGCTGGAATAAATAAAGTCAGCACGTTAGCAGATGGTACAATCTCAATCAATTTACATTGTCAAGAGATGCCAGACGAAACAATGATGAGAGTTTTTAGCTTACGCAAATGTCCAGGAATGGTTTTAATTAGTTCTGATGACATAAGCAAAGCAGAAAAAGAAGAGGTTGAGCAATTCACAACAGACTTCGAGATAGGTAAAACTAAGACATCTAGTCAACGATTAAGAGCGGTATTGTATAGAGTATGGGAACAAGGAGAGCAAGCTTATGACTTCCCTATTTGGTATGAGTCGCAAATGGAAAGAATAATTAATAAGTATAAAGCTAATCTTGATTAAGTCGACAAAACATCAAGAAATTTATATCAGAACGGAGAACGGACTTGAGTTAGATATGCCAAAAATTATTAATACAGATATAGGATTTCAGTTAATGTTTGGAGAAAGAGAATGTTTTAGAGCTGAAAAGAAAAAAGAATATAAAAACAATAACAACTATAAACCTAGAACTTTTAACAATGTTAAGCATTATAAAGACCATCTTTAATACTCTAATATCTATAATAATATTATTTAGTATTTTACCGATTATGGTATTAATATTTATACATTATTTTATTAAAGGGTTTATAAACGAACATAATTTATATTATGAAGATAATAGCAAGCGTAAGCGTTGAGATAATAGTTAGCGATACAGAACTACTAGACGAAGCTCAAGCAAGAGCAATAGATGCTCTAATAGATTCTGTTGATGAATGGATTAACGATAATGGATTACCTCCAATAATTAAAATTGAGTATTCATTACCAGGAATAACAGAGGACGATAATAATATCTTTTTGAACTAATGCCTAATTTACCAAAGGGAAAGAAAAAGAAATGGATAGCAAGCTCTAAGGCTAAGACTAAAACAAGTAATAAGAGTACAACTATTAACGCTGACTTTTATAATAGTAGAGCCTGGAGGAATTTAAGAAAGTATCATATACAACAATATCCAGTTTGTAAGTGGTGTAAAGAAGAGGGAAAGCTAACAATAGAAAAATTAATAGTGGATCATATAATAGAAATAAACGATGGAGGAGATATGTTAAATCAAGATAATTTACAGACTCTTTGTTTATCACATCACAACCAGAAAACAATCTGGAACAAAAGAAAAAGAAATAAGGGGGATTAGTTCAGTTGGCTAGAACGCTTCCCTTGCAAGGAAGAGGTCGTGAGTTCGAGTCTCACATTCTCCACTAAATATTAAAGAAATGGTTTATAAATGCGAATGTAAAGAGATTGAGATAGATAAGGCTACAATAGTTATAATAGATGACAAAGTAGTAATATTAGAGTCTTATTGTGAGGATTGTAATACTTATGGTAAAGAAGTAAAAGAGTTTGATGGATGGGGAAAGATAACAAGTAAAAAAGGTGGTAAGGTATGAAACATTTATATATAGTAATTCTATTAATGATGTCTGGATATATATTATTAAATATGTATTTTGATTGGAGGATGGAGCAATGGGTAAAGCGTTACAAGAAACAAATAAATAAAGAAGATGAATTGGAGCAGCAAAAAGAAAAAGTATTATAAAATAAAAGGCTTTAAGACTAAACTCAAAAAACTATTAACTAATATATTATTTTGGTATGGATGGGAAGTAAAAGAGATTGCAAAGCTTTTATCTTTAAGTAGGTCCAGGATTTATGAATACTTAAAAAAATAAAATGAAAGATAAAATAGATTATAAAGAGAATAAGATTCCTAACTATTATATAGGAGAGGTCTATGGCTATGAATGTAGAAAGATAATAGAAGATTTCAATTTAGGGTACAATGTAGGCTCAGCAGTAGCTTATCTGTTAAGAGCAGAACGTAAACACGATACAAGTTATGACTGCATACAGAAAGCCATTAATCATTTAGAGTTTGAATTAGATAAGATAAACAATAGAGAACAATAACAAAAAAGAATTGATATGACTGAAGAGATATTAATAGACGAGTTAAACGAATTAGCAGAATGTATTCTTTGTCCAATGGACTTAATGGATAGTATAGACGAATACTCTAAAGAAAGAGTAATTGAGGAATTAGAGTTAATACTTAACGTATTAGATGGTAAATTAAATAGAGATATACTAAGAAGAAGAATTAAAATACTAAAACAAGAATAACAATGAGAGAGGTAACTACATTAGTAGAGTCAGCTTATAAACTAATAGATAAGCAGAACAAACTTATAAAGGATCAGCAACAACTAATAAATAAATTTAATCTTTTGTTTACTGGTTTAGAGTTGAGGAATGAATTACAATTGAAACAGATTACAGACTTACAGAAAGAATGTATATCTATTACCAATGAGTATATAGATAATACTAATAAGGGGGGCGCATAAAAAGTATAAGGGGAATCTCTGTACAT